TTTACAGCTTGTTTATCTATTCCAGAAGAAAAAAACAATGAATGGGGAGATAATGCATGTCACATTAGAGTAGTTAGAAGATTTTTAACATAAAAGTTTTTATCTTACCTCTTTGACGTTTATTTTTTACTGCAAATCAACATTTTAAAGAAACAAAAAATAACACTAGAAATGTTTTGACATAGACCTTTAATTGAATAATCTAACCAAACAATTTATGTACAGAGTAGAAACTGGAAGCAATCAAATTTTTAGATATGACAATGTCCTAAGGCCGGATATATGCAAAGAAATCTGTGACCTTTTAATTGAATCAAAGGGTGACCACCTAACTAGTTTAAGCCAATCCGATAGGGTTCCATGGAACGATAATGATGTATGTAATTTTCGTGATATTAAAAATTTAGAGCTAAAGGCAAAAATAAATGAATACAGACATCTAGCTAAAAACTTAGCGATGGTTATATTTAAAAGTATAGTATTCATAGATTATACAGACTTGGTTGTATGGAGGACGGGAAAGGCTCAAAACAGACATAAAGATAATGGATACGTAAATGACAGTCCTCTTAGGTCTAGAAAATTTACATGTATCACATATTTAAATGATGATTTTGAAGGTGGTAGAACTTTTATAAAAACTGAGCGTGGGGATGATTATATATCTGATCCAAGAACAGGGTCAGCTGTATTTTTTTACTCAGATGATAGATGTGAGCATGGTGTAACAAAAGTTGAGAACGGAATAAGAATGACGCTTCCTATTTGGTTTTGCACCGATTATTCCTCAAGCGAAGAGGCAAGAGATAGTAAAATAGCTATCCAGGCTTAAAAAATTTATCGGAGTGTAGCTTAGCCTGGCTAGAGCGCCTGGTTTGGGACCAGGAGGTCGCGAGTTCGAATCTCGCCACTCCGAAATTAATTCATAATAATATGGAAAACAAACAACAGGAAAACATAACAAATCAAACAATAGAAATTCCTATACAGCAAGAAAGACCTAGAGTTGAATTTATTCAACCCACAAAAATAAAACTAGGTTATTCCTTTAATAAAGAAATGGGTATAGGTGTTTTTGCTACAAAAGATATTGAGCCTGGAGAATTAATTGAAAGGTGCTACGCCGTTCAATTAGCTAACAGATCCAGGTATCAACATGACCCACAAATAAAAAGATATCTATATACAAATAGATGCGAATGCCAGCAATGCGTTATACATGGGTCTCATATGAATATGGTATTAGGGTATGGAATGATATATAACCATCAAGACGAACCAAATACTGAATGGAATTTTAAATGGGACAAAGACTATGCAGATGTAATATGTATAAAACCTATTAAAGCTGGAGAAGAAATATATGTTTCTTATGGTTCTAGTTACTTTAAGGAACGTGAATATTTCTCCGCAAAAGGAGAAGAATTTAAAGAAATCCAAGAAAACTTGATTGAAAATTAACATATACACCGATGGAGCGTGTTCAGGTAATCCAGGCCCAGGTGGATATTCAGCTATAGTAAAATTTGAAGACAACACCAGAAATGTATTAAGTCAGGGATACAAAAACACAACAAACAATCGAATGGAGTTGAGGGCAGCAATAGCTGCCCTTAATTCTATAGTTGAGCATAAAAAAAGTGAAGTTGTATTGTACTCAGACTCAAAATATATCACAGATGCGGTGAATCAAGGCTGGATAATAAATTGGAAAAATCGTAAACTGTCTGGAGTTAAAAACCCTGAACTTTGGAGACAATTTATTGAGTTGATTGATCAATTTGATAAATTGTCTTTTGTATGGGTTAAAGGACACAATGGACACGAAGAAAATGAACAATGCGATGAACTGGCAAGAAAAGCAATAAAGGGAGTCCTTTTGGACGACATTTAATTAAATATAAACAATAGATATATGAATAAATTAAAGATATTTGATGAACAAATTTCAAGAAAACCGAATCTTTACCCATGGACAGATAAATTTATAGAAGCCATGCATAATGGGTTTTGGACAGACAAAGAATTTAATTTTAAATCTGATGTTCAAGATTTTGCTGTAAAATTAACCGAGCAAGAAAAACAGATTGTAATACGTACCCTGTCTGCAATAGGTCAAATAGAGGTCGCTGTAAAAACATTTTGGGCGAAACTCGGTGAAAATTTACCACACCCATCACTATCTGATTTGGGATATGTAATGGCTAATGTAGAGGTTATACATAATAATGCCTATGAAAGACTTATTTCAGTGTTAGGCCTTGAAGATGTATTTGAGGAGAACCTAAAACTGGAATGGATCCAGGGAAGAGTTAAATACTTGAAAAAGTATACACATAGATTCTATAAAGATAGTAAAAAACAATATTTATATGCTCTTATATTATTTACATTATTTGTAGAAAACGTTTCACTATTCTCTCAGTTTTATGTAATAAACTGGTTTTCCACCTTCAAAAATGTGTTGAAGGATACAGACCAGCAAGTAAAGTACACTAGAAATGAAGAAAATATTCATGCGTTGGTTGGCATACAAATAATTAATACTATAAAGAAAGAGTATCCAGAAATTTTTGACAAAGACTTAGAGGATAAAATATTGGAAGAAGCTCAAGAAGCTTTTGTTTCAGAGTCAAAAATAATAGATTGGATGGTTAATGGAATAAATGAAAACGGTTTGTCTGCAGACATATTAAAAGAATTTATTAAGAATAGGATTAATAATTCCTTGAATCAAATAGGTTTAAAATCCGTATTCGAAATAGATAAAGAAAAAATTTCTACAACTGTTTGGTTTGACGAACAGCTATTAGCAAACAACATGACAGACTTTTTTCATTCAAGGCCTGTTGACTATTCTAAAAAGTCACAATCATTCTCAGAGGATGATTTATTTTAAACAAACAAACACGAGATGACAGTCAGAGATCTAATAAGCAAATTATCCAAAGAGGATCCTGATTTGCCTGTAGTAGTTGAAGCAAATGAGGCTACATACGATTTGCTTGAATCAATCAGGGAAATAAATATAAGAAAAAATAAACAACAGTGCTATTTAATTTGGGATGGAGAGTTTTGTGAAACCGAAAACGACGAAGCAGGTACACAAAAAGCTCTTTTCCTTTGCAGAAAGATGCTGTATTAACTACAAAAAATTAAAATGAATAAAGACTGTTATTGGCTAAATAAAGACTCTAGGAAATTCCTTGAAAGAGGTTATTTAATCGAAGGAGAATCCGCTGAGGAACGCATAAATGATATATGTAAGGCTGCTGCGGGGATCTTGAGAAATCACAAAATATTAATCAAAGACAAAGTAGATAAAACTTTGTTAAACAATTTTGAGGAAAAATTTAGTGACTATCTATATAGGGGTTTTTACTCACTAAGTTCGCCCATTTGGGCGAACTTCGGTAGGGAGAGGGGATTACCTATTAGCTGCTTCGGCAGCTTCATCCCGGATAGTATGGAAGGTATAATGTATAAACTTGCTGAAGTAGGTATGATGACCAAGTACGGTGGAGGTACCTCTGCTTTCTTTGGTGATCTTAGGGGCATCTACGGGATCTTTGCATTTTATGGAGTCGTACAATAAACTGATGAACGTTGTTTCCCAGGGTAATGTACGGCGTGGTTCATTTGCTGCTTATCTCCCCATTGACCACAAAGACATAAATGAGTTCCTTCAAATTAGAGACGAGGGACATGAAATTCAGCAAATGTCTTTTGGTGTTTGCGTTAGTGACGCCTGGATGGAACAGATGATAAACGGAGACAAAGAGAAAAGAAAGGTATGGGGAAAAGTAATTCAAAAGAGATTTGAAACTGGTTATCCATATATTTTCTTCTCAGACAATGCAAATAATAATGCACCAAATATCTATGCAGAAACTGGGCATAAAATATATGCTAGTAACTTGTGTTCAGAGATAATGCTATCTAGCTCAATGAACGAATCATTCGTGTGTAATCTCTCATCGATAAATCTTGAGAGATGGGATGAATTAGTTCAAACCGACGCTATTGAATTACTGGTAGTATTTCTTGATGCGGTGATGCAAGAGTTTATCCTAAAAACCAACGGCAACACATTTATGCAACATGCACATGCATTTGCAGTTAATCAGCGTGCACTTGGGATAGGAGTACTTGGTTGGCATTCATACCTGCAATTAAATTTGACTCCATTCGAGAGCATGGAGGCAAAACTTAAGAACGCAGAGATATGGAAAATTATTAGGACAAGGTGTGACTCTGCTACCCAGAATTTAGCCGAGATCTTCGGCAGAGCACCCATTTACAATGGTTCAAAAGAGTCTAGGCGCAATACTACAACATTGGCGGTAGCACCCACTACAAGCTCTAGTTTTATATTGGGTCAAGTGTCTCCAAGCATTGAACCACTCAGTAGCAATTATTTTGTAAAAGATCTAGCTAAAGGTAAATTTACTTATAAAAATCCTTACCTGAAAAAGTTACTCAAATCGATTGGACAAGACACGGACGATACATGGTCGTCCATTCTGGTCAATGGTGGGTCTGTGCAACATTTGTCATTCTTGCCCCAAGAAGAGAAAGATGTATTTAAGACATTCGAGGAGATATCTCAGCTAGAGATAGTTAATCAAGCCATCCAGCGACAAAAATATATTGATCAAGGACAGTCATTAAACTTAATGATTCCGTCTAACACAAAACCTAAAGATGTGAATGAGTTGTTGATTCATGGATGGAAGAATGGTATAAAAGCTTTCTACTATCAGAGAAGCTCTAATCCATCACAGAAGTTAGCTAGATCAATATTGTCTTGTACATCCTGTGAGGCTTAAACCAAACATATCAAAATCAATGAAAGCTATATTAGAATTTGACCTGCCGGAAGATTCCAATGATCATGAATACGCTGTAAAAGGCATTGAAATGAGGATCTTGATCAGCGACCTCGAAAACGAAATACGCCAGAAATTAAAGTATGATGGAGGCGAATTTGCTGGACAGTGGCATGTTGAAGAGTATAAAGAAAATGAGTCGGGGGAGTATGTCCCTGAAAGGGTGGCCAAAACTGCTTGTGACCACACTCTAGAAAAAGTGAGAGACTGGTTAACAAAAGAAAAGATAGAGAGAAACATACCGGAGTTAATCTAAAAAATGCTGTCATATATAAAGAACAAGTTACCATTTAAGGTTTCGCTAATAAGAAACCAAAATAAACGCTGGTATAAACCGGTGTGCGTTAGATCTAGAATGCTCATGAATGGCAAATTGAAACCACAAGAATTTCATTGGATGGTATTCTCCATTCAATTGAAATATTTCAAGTAAATTAAACAATTATGAGTTTTATAAACATAACTAAATATTTCCTCAGGAGATTTTTTATGCGATGTCTCCAGCTATGTCCATATTGCTTATCAAGAGTGAATGGAACTAGGAGTAGGACATATATTTGTCCGTTTTGTAACTATAGATCTAACTTATAAAATAATATACTTATTATATGGGGTAATGAGTTAATTCTCATTGCCCCATTTTTTGTTACAAATATGTGTACATATTTTTAACAAAAAAAATCGCAGGTAAACCTCAACTAACAACAACACAACCACACTATGCAGCTTGAGCTAGACCAACAATCCAACGTCAAATTAGTTTCAGTAACTCAACCACTAGTAAAAAATATTGGGACCCCAGAGGAACTAATTGTTTATTGTGCTAGAGTGTCAAATCCATCTAATCAATTTAATAAAGAGACATCTGGTAAACTATTGAACTACTGCATAGATCACGGTCATTGGTCACCATTTGAAATGGCCTCGATGACTGTTGAAATAACGACATCTAGGGCAATAGCAGCACAGATACTTAGACACAGAAGTTTTAGCTTCCAGGAATTCTCTCAGAGATATGCTGGAGTCACTGGTACCCAAGAATTAAATTGGAGAGCTCAGGGTAAAACCAATAGACAGGTTGGTGACGAAGAGATTGAATTATCTGATCAGCTAAAAGAAAAGATATACCTATCACAACGTCTGTCCCTTGACGTATACCAAAATTTAATTGAGGAAGGTGTTGCAAGAGAGTGCGCCAGAATGATTCTACCACTAAACACAACTACTACTCTGTATATGTCTGGCACTGTTAGATCATGGATTCATTATCTTGATCTTAGGTTGGATGAGGTAACTCAAGCCGAACATCGAATCATAGCCCAAAAGATAAAAGACATATTTATTGGTGAGTTCCCAATTATATCTAATGCATTAAATTTTCAATGTATAGACTGTTCCAGTGTAAATTTAAACGAATTGCACGAGCAAATAATTAGTAATTCATACGTTGCAGATCAAATGTGGAGTACAAACTGTACAGACTTTAAAATAACTGAACTCAAAAGACATAGCCTTGACGAATATTATTTTGAAATAAAGGGAGAACCTATAAATGATTTGACGGATCTTGGCTCAACAATCGCTGGAGTAATTAAAATTATTGATGGTGAGTATAAAGTAGACTACTGCGAAGTTAACAAAATAGGAGAAGACAAAAGATTAGCTTATGAAAATTATTAAAAAGCCATATCAACCTGAAGAAAATGAATATATAAATGATTTCACAGGCGAGTCATTTGCGGCTTTCGGTCCAGACTGTACACTAAAAATCAGTTTTGGTTATGGGTCAGAGTTTGATGGCGCAAAAATTCAATTGGATTTAAGCGACAAAGAAATTAAGCCAATTCTAGAAATGATTAGGGAAAAATTATGTGATCAAACTAAAAAACACATAGAACAGAAATTAAATGAAACAGAAAACAACTACGATGACGCAATGCAAACTAGAGATTGGAGTGCTTGCGATTTAGTGGGTAACTGTATGTCATTGTATAGATTTTTATTATCTAAAAATGAATAAAATAGATGAAATTGTGGAAATGCTTCGCGTGAGAGGTGAAAATCAAGAATACATTATCTCATATCTTAC